GATACTATTGTTGTCACATCAAGATATAGATCTTCCCTACCAGATGAAAACATCTGTGTAGGAGACAAGCTAACTGTGGATGACCCATTCGGCCCTTCCAAAGTACCACTTACTATAACATCAATATTTGTATCCCCTAGGCTTCCAGAAGCCATGGCACCAGGTAAGTTCCAAGTAATTGCACTCCCACCCTGTATTGATGCAGTTATAAAATTGCATGCACCTAGATCAGAATAGTCGACAATATTCATACCTACTCCCTCATCAAAGCTTTGTGAGAGTGGAAAAAGTATTACCTTAAAATTTTCAGGAGTTGTTTGCCCACCATACACATCATGAAGTTTGACATATGCACGGAAAGACGAATCATTAATATCTATGTCTCTGTCGCTATCCATCGATGTAATTTCTGATATAGGAAACTTAATAAGTAGCCGCGTTAATTCTTGCGGTGTCGTGCTTCCGGACAATGTATTTTCATTATGAAGCTTATAAAGGTCTAACGTTCCCGCTTCCCCTGTGTTAGCATCAGTTGCACGAAAGCTATTGTTGATAATCTTGTTTGTTATGTATGTATCTTTCGATGCTGATAGTATTCTTTGCATTAAATAATTCTCCCAACAATATCTTCTTTTGGATATTTTACTTCAAATATCCCGCCTGGTGGTGGAAACAATAGCCCGCGATCGATATGTTCTCTTACGTTGAAATCGTAATTATTGTAAGCATTACCGTCAATTATTCCTGATTTACTTACAATATTTAAAGATAGTGTAGAAACCACACCCGGAGTATTTAAAAGTATATTTTCTATTTCACCAATAATAATCGGCTTGTTAATTTGAAAATTTTCTATTTTAAAATAGTTTTTGATTTTTGCATTTGCATTTGATAAAACTATTTCTTGCCTATATCCTTTTTCAATTGTAATTGTAAAATCAATCCCAATGTTAATAATTGATGCATCTAAAACATCTATTGCATCTGAAACTATTCTAAAATAATTCAAATATTTGCTTAAATTTTGCTTAAGAGTATCAGAAGATAATACTAGCTTGTTATTACTATTTCTTGATATAATATGCAATTCAGCTGCACTTGGATTTCTAGGGTTGTCTGAAACTGAAGCTCTAAAAACTCTTCCAAAGTTAGCCGGCATTGAATAAACTCTTGCCAATAAATCTTCTCTTGTTACAATTCTATTTTGCGAACTTCTATTAAAGATAGCAATTTGTCTCATATCTTCAAGTGTTGGCTCGTCTTCGCCTCCAGTGGCATTTTTTTGATTGAAGACAGTCACTGATGATCTTACACGTGCAACTGTTGAAGGTGGTGTGCTGGTGCTAAAATTTGTAATTAATTGAGAAACAGAATTAATTTCACCCGCAGATACATTGTGACTAATTCCACCTCCATAGCGATATGTAATTGTCAATGTCGTATTTCTTGGTGATATTCCGAGTGTCTGAGTTGTTAAAAAACTATTAGGATCTATCGAAATTGTTGTAAACGTCCTTCTATCGCCAAACATTTTGATTGCATGTTCACTAGGGTCAGGAATAACATCTTCATCAAAGCTATTCTCGTTACCAGAACCAAATCTAATGGTTGTTTTACCGGTATTGATGCTCCTAGTTGAAATAAATCGCTTAGGTGCATGCATTATTTCCATTCGATATGGCACATCAGTACTATCTTGTCGCGAATTGTCTAAAGCTTTAAATACTGTATCTTGCGACAACGTGTCTACCTCATAATAGTTATCACCAACTGAATCAACAATAGATACTATTTCATTGACATTATCCTCAGACAGCGTAATTGTCCTAAATGGTACTAACACATCTTCAATTTGAAACTGTTGAGTTTTGATTTTTGCACTTGATACAATTCCTTTTCTTGTCAATAAAAATTCTGTAACTACACCATTACTTAAAGATGAAGCTATTTCTTGTCTGGCTATTAAATTACCTTCTTCATCTGTTTCAGAAAAATCAATATCTTCTAATAAGTAAAATTGAACATTACTACTTGTATTAAAAATTGAATTTACACGTATTGTAGGAAGCGCACTAGCTGCAGGTATATACTGCCCATTTATAACAGTTGCAGGAACAATTATTCTTACGTCTACTTCCGCATATGCTGGTGATGCAGCCGGAATTTTTATACCGGCTTCTCTTATAAGTCTTTCTAGATTTTCTCTCTCAACTGCATTTTCAATACTATTCTCATTAAATTGATGATCTAAGTAGTATGTCATTACATCTCCGACATAAGCACCTAGATCTACAAGCATTCCAGCCATAGAAGAGTCTGAAAAGTCGACAAGGTTATCAGAAAAGTGTGTAAGCATATATTGTCTTAGTTCATTCCTAAGAGAATTAAAATCTTTGTTTGTATAACTTACTTCTTTTATCTTTTTTACTTCTTTTTTAATATTTCTTGCCATATTATATTATCCACCAACATCTAGTTCAAGCTCTAGGCTCATCTTAGGAGAGCTAAACTTAGGAATAACATAGTCGATCCTTAGCTTAGAACGTGCCATCCCATTATCATTCAAGTTAAATTTTTGCGTCCGGTCAGTATCGCCAACTTCAATGTTAACGATTTGTATACTAGGAATATATCTAGCAGTTGTTTCTACAATAACCTCTGATACAATTTGTTCGAAATTATCTGTGTGTGAGTAATCAAAAACAATAGATTTTAGGTTTGCACCGTAATCAAACATTCCTAGTCGCTCGCCGTGGTTTGTCATAATTAGATTTCTAAAGTTATCTGCTATTTGTCTGATTGGACTATTGTGCATCTCAAATATATCATCACCTTCTCGCAAAGGAGTTTTAATTCCAATTGGCCGGACAATCGTATTTTTTTGTGTAAATCTTCTATCAGTTGAGCGATAACCGCTGCTTTTAAAGTTAAATTGTGAACTTGACATGCTTTACCTCTTCCTATAGCTAATTATATGATAAAACTAATTTCAATATCTTATTCAGCTAAAAAATATTTTGTTGTTAATAAGTCTAGAAGTTGTTTTAGCAGACTAGCTTCGTAATTAGGTTCTAATATCGCAGATATGACAGGAGCAGCAGCAGCACCAGGTCCTAGCAAAGGTCCTAATTGCAATACACGTTCAGCTGCTGAACCTGGTAGATTATAATACTGACTAGCCAATTCAATAATTGCGGCAGTTCCAATTACTCCAGCAGGGCTAGACTGTGCGCCAGGAGATGTATTAGCAACAACTACACCGCCTTTTTGTTCTGTACCTATTGTTGTAATTCCTTTGGCATTGACATTAATGTTTTTATCTGCAGTAATTATTAAATCTTTAGCTGTGTTAACATTAATGTCTTCTTTAGCAGTCAATGTTATGGCATCACCAGTGCTGGTAATGTCACCGCCTGTAATTGTAGTGTTACCTGAGGTTATTTCTATTTCAGGTGTATCAGAATTATTACTACTTTGTGTTATCTGAATTCTATCTCTTGCTTGAAGTCTAGTCACGCCATTATTTGCTAGCGATAAAAATTGCTGACCGTTATCAATAGAAGCCTTGAGGACAATATTTCCGTTCGTGTCTAGATCAATAAAAGACTCGCCGGCAATAGAAACCATTCTTGCGTTTTGACTTCCTACCACTCTGTTGACATCGGCAAAAGTAACAATAGACTCACCAAACTTAGGCGACAGTACGTCAAACGCAGATCCAAAAATTAAATCAGGGCTAGAGTCGTGTGACAAATAAAGTCTAGCTGCAATATCTCTGGCATCACCAGCATTATCTCTCAATTCAGAGTCGTAGACATTATCATCATTAAGCCTGATGTTGGCAAACTTATCGTTTTCAACGTATTCATATGCAGGATTGTCAGAGTTATTAACATTAAATGCCATCTTTCCGATCTTATCAGGGTCAGAATTAATAGTTCTGTTGAATCTTGCACTTTCTATTGAACTCTTTTTTCTTCCAACGTATATGTCAATTGCTGATGATCTAGGTGTACTATTAGGCATACCTCCTACATTAGCTGAAGTTTCTTGGTATTTGAGCGGGTTTGATGCAAACTTTTCCGTTGTAATATGTATCCCAGCATTATTTGAACCTTGGAATAACAAATCCCCACAGTCTTTATGGAGTCTAGGTACTGGCTCTCCTGTAAACTCTACATTGTGTGAATATGAGTTATTAAATAGCGATGCTAAAGGCTCTGGCATATTTGTGGTACCTGCTCCTTTAATATCGTTGTTATATTTGTCTTTTATCTCATTAAGCGAGTATACTTCGTCTAAGTCTAGCGTTGCAGCAGGCTGCTTTCTCTTTTGAACTATCATTGCATTTGCTGCCGGAGATCGTTCTAGGTTTGTAAAGTTTAAGTCGTCCACGTATATAGAACCTACTTTTCTACACATCCAATAGTAATAAGTTAAACTACCTATCTTTTCTGTAATGATCCATACGTATTCACCGGCCTTTAAAGGTAGTGAAAGGTGGGGAGGAAAGAAAGGATAGCACACAACGTATTCTCCTTTGTCTCTCGCCTTATTTCCGTCTACTATGTAAGCAAAAATCGAGTTAATTGGCATCGACTCAATTAACTCTTTATTAACAATGTTAGAAGATACGTCTGTCGGTTTAGGGGGATTTCCTATTTCAGGCTTAAATCTTCCTGTCAGAACATCTTTAAGAGGCACACCTGTATTTTCAAATTCTCTTCTAAGATATTCATATGGATTTGAAACCACGTCTTTGACAATACCTGTTAAGAATGTATAGCTAGGATTATTTTGCAAAACGCGGTCATAATCTTGAAAGAGCTTTTGGCTAGCAATTTCGCCCGGCCTAGACTTGAGAAACCTATGGTCTTGTAATGACATACTATTCTCCTATTGATTTAAATATATCATCAGGTGAAACAGTTGATTCTTTTTCTTCTTCTTTTGCAATAAGTTCGGCCAGTTTAATTATTTGGTCGTTAGACTTAGACATTCTTTCCAAGTACTTGGTTGCCAACCCACCATGTGTTGAGTGGTTTGCTGAATTACCGGGTATTGATATTAATAGGTCGTTTAGGAGCAGCGATGCACTTTCACGATCATCAACAGCATTTTGATATGATTCTTTCCATAAAAGTTTTTTCTTGTCTTCAGTGTTTTCCAAACTATCTAGCAAATCTGAGAATTCTTCAATTTTTTGTTCTTTTGTCTTTTTTGCCATCTTTAAAACTCCATTTTGAACATCATACTAAATTCTTCATTCTTAATTATTTCTCTATAGTGTTTTCTTATGCTAGACATTGCAACTGATAACTGTTTTGGATTAAGGCCTGATATCTCTCTTAAGTAAACAAAAATAGCACGCTTGTTTAAAAATTCTAGTTTGTCTACATCTTTAAACAGTTTTTCTACAGCTTGTATGCAGAGTTTTTCATTTTCATTTCTAATTTTGCTCTCAATTATCTTAATTACCTTAAACATACGCTCTTTATCTTCTTCAAATATCATCGAGCTTTCAGGCGAAGGTGTACAACTGTAAGATTCAATTGACTTTTTATCACGCATGCTCAAGTTTTGGAATTCGTCTAAGCTTACTTGTCTATTTGTTCGCTTTCTTTTTTTGTTTGTCTGGATAATTAAAAAGTGTTTTGCGCATACATTAAAGTAAGAAAAAGCCTTAGAACCTCTTTCTGGGTCAAACTTTTCTAAAGTCTCATAAAGAAAAGAAACACAATCAAATTTAAGTGTTTGGAAAGCGACAGGATCTCGAGCAAACCCATGAATAAAAATTAAATTTTCTGCTAATCTATTAAATGAAGATTTGATTCGGTCTTCGTATATTTTTTCTTTTTCTTTTCTGCATTCTGTTGATTGATAATCAATTATTGCATTATGTGCTTCTTTTCCAAAATATAACTTTTTAGAATTTGATGCTCCTTTTTTAACTGTTTTCTTCTTGAGTTTCGCCACTTTCCTCTATCCCCTTTGTTTGCCTTGTTAACTTATTAGCTATGATAAGTACAGCTCTATGACAATCTTTAATATCAGCAATAACTTGTCTGACTTCAACCGAGTCAAAAAATACAGGCTTTTGAACGATCTCATTCATGCTTCTATATTTTTCGTCAAGTATTTCTAACGACTCTTCAATTGCATCTTCGATATCAATTAAGACTAAAGAAAATTGGTAGAGCTTCCAAGATAAAACCACTGTAAGAAGAAAAAACAGGCTGCACAATCCAATAATTATCATATCAAAAACCATTTTTAAACTAACTCACTAAAAAGTTTATCATACTGTCTTTTGATCGCTGCCTTATTAAAGCTGTGCTGTATTTTTTTCTTAAGAATTTTTGCATTATTTTTTGCTTTGTCATAATTTTCATAGACGTCTCTAACGTTTCTTTTAAAACTAGTACTTATTGGATCAGCCCATTTAAAGCTTTCTTTAAAAATTCTTCCATCGACTTTTGTCTTATTAATGGGGACGAGATTATAATCAACGCTTCCTATTAAATCTTTATCTAAAAACTCAAGATGACCTGACCAGCCAGTCGCAACAATAGGTACACCGGATGCAGCAGCTTCAATTAAAGGTAGTCCATATCCTTCACCACGGGTTGCTGTTACATACAATTTAATTTTGTTGTGATTATACAAGGCAGCTACTTCCTCTTTTTTCATATTACCGTGAATTAATTTAAACTTAGGCGCTGATCCTGATCTATTTTCGTTAATTACATTTGCTAAATATTTTTTACACATTTTCTTATCAGCAGCTGTGCCTTTTCCAAAATTAGTTTTAAGTAATATTTCTACGTCTTTATTATCCTTAAATTCTTCACAAAGCCATTTAATAGAATTGACCAAATTTTTTCTGTCGTCTTCTGGGATTTGACTAGTTAAAGTACCTATCATAAGAATGCAAAAATTAGAATCGATATTATTGTATCTTTCATCAGATAGTGTTTTTGACATAAGGCTTCTATTCGAAACGTCCCCATTGAACCACTCTGGAATAACTGTCACGCTTTTAGTGAAAGGTCCGGATCGTTTAAGTACATTTTTAGTAAATGTAGACGGAACAATTACATGATCCATTTGATTGCACTTATCTACCCATTCAGGACTACATTTATCTGTTTCTATTAATGCAGTTACTCCAATGTTTTTCTTAGCTAACTTTATATTCCATTCGTCAGGAAGTTGGACTTGAAATGAAACATCATATTCTCCTTCCTTGACCGGTCGAGAGCAATTCATAATTTTTTTATAGATACCATTTTCGACAGTATCGTTAACAATCCAAGCAGTCCTTCCCCACTGTAAACATTCAACTGTTAAATCAACGTCTTCTCTTTCATAAAGCCATTCAAATAGCTGTCTAGAATGAACCCCGTAACCGCTATTTGTTAACAAAGGTGCTCTAAGTAATACTTTTTTCATAATTAAATTTCCTCGATTGTCCAGTTTTTTCTGTTTTTAAAGTTTTCTATTGTTTTTAGCATAGTATCATGCCATCTGTCAACTGTATTTTGATAGCTAAACTCAGAATTTGCGTACTCTAAAACTTTTTTGGATAAGTCATCTTTTTCTGATGGCGAAAGTCTATATAACTGATCAAAAGCGTTTGCAATATTCTCATTAGTTACGTAGTCTTCATAGATATAGGGAACTGTTTGGCTACCTACAAGTGTTTTTAAGTCAATATCTAGTGCGACACCATTATGAGACTCATCTCTGTGATCAACAACCTGACGTGTTAACCCGCCTGTCTTAGGCGCAATAATTGGTGTACCTGTCAACATTGACTCGAGTGTTGATAACCCAAATCCTTCTGCATAAGATGTATTAACACAAAAGTCAGAAACGTTGTATAGTACATTCATTTTTTCAAACTCTAGTCTGTCTCTAGAGAAAAACACGTTATCTTGAATTCCTAACATTTCTACTACAGCAAATAAGTTTGGGCCTTCTGGGTCTTGAGGCTCTGTATGCATAATAAGTGTTGCTTTTCTATGACCCTCTGTCTTTTCTAAGTTTTCCAAAAATATCTTCCAAGACATTAGAAGGTCAGACGGCCTTTTCCTTTTTGCGTTTCTATTAACCCAAATGCCTACAAAGTGATCTTTCCTATCTTCGCCTAGTAGTGATACTTTATATTTTGATATATCACTTTTTGACATTTTATAGAATATTTCTGGTGGCAATGCATGAGGAATAAAGTTTGTTTTGACAGGATAGTATTCCTTAAGCATTGTGTATGTCATATGACTGTGGCAGTTAATTAAGTCAGTTGCCTGATAATAAGCATCGTTAAATTCTGGGAAAGGGTAATTATCCCAAACATGCCACCAAACAATAGGACAGACTTGGTGCACTTCATCTTCGATATCAAACAACCATGTAAAAAATCTAGGGTCAGTAAAAATAAATAGCAAGTCAGGCTTTTCTGTTGCTAGCGTCACTCTTATAAGTTCAGGCGTCCCAAAACCATCAATAGGTTTAATGATAAAATCATCGTTGACAACAACAGTTCTATAGTCGTTGTGTTTAAGTGCTGCACCAAACTGTCTGAAAGACCACATATTCTTTTTAAGTAGTCCTTCTATCAAATGACGCGTTTGCGTTCCTACTCCGCTTGTTGATAGAGCATGGTCAGAAAGTACCAGCACTTTAAACTTACCGTCTTCAGTCATATTTTGTATTCCTCTTTGTTTAAATCAATATTACATTTTTATTATAAAAAGTAAACTTATTTGCAATGTTCTGTTTCAAAGTAAGGACAAAATTTACAGCTATTTCTATTTTTAAGAAACAATCCTTTTCTAACTGTCTTTACCATGCTTCTCATTAACTTTATTCCTTTTTCGTATGTTTTTGGACCAACAGATACCTTAACAATATCACACACTTTTCCTTTTTTTCCACCCCTCTTAAGCAATATAAAAGCACAGCGTACGTCTTTTAAATCAACGCCGTGCTTTTTTGCCCAAAAGTGTTTATACAGAATTAGTTGCGCAGTCATACCTAGGTCTTGTTTTTTATCTCTTCTCCAACCGTATGCGCCGGCTGTTTTCCAGTCGATTATCCAATACTCATGGCCTTTTCCACGTTTCTTGGGAACTTTAAGAATGCCGTCAACAAATCCTTTAAAGTTTAGCGGTTTGTCTAATCCTTCAATCGGCTCGTAAAGCTCTTCTTCTGCTTTAAAGCATTCCCAACCAGGAAATTCTTTGTCTAAAAAAGCATTGACTTCATCCCACATGTTATTTGCCCATGATTCCCAAGTTTCAACCGGTTCATGCTTATACCATCCAGGTTGCTTTGAATACCACTCCTCGTTCTCAAATCCAGCTTTCTGCCAACTTTCTTTCATTACCCCTAGTATTTTATCACGGTCTATTTCTCTTCCTTCTAAGAGGCTCTCGCAGCCTTCGTGGACAGCTGTTCCAAAATGAAGATAAGGGCTATCTTGAAATGTATCAATCTTGTCGATATAAGCTAGTTTATGTCGATATGCGCATTCTTTCCACTGTTTTATTTCAGAAAAAGAGACATGAGGTTTTCCGTTAGGAAATGTTATTTCATTATTTTCCATATTTTTATCCTTTTTATTTTATTATAACAGGACAATATGGAATGTACATTAATAGGTCATTATCTTATCTTCTAGTTTATGCTTTGGAAACCAACCTAAGTCTCTCATTGTCGACTCAATATCAGCTAGCGTTTCTTTGACTTCAGCAGGCCTAGGCGGTTTCATATCAACTATTCCAGACCAGTCTCCAGTACCTGACACACCATAGATCATTTCAGACAATTCAAACATATTATAATTAACACCTGTGCCTACATTATAGATACTATAAGGTATGTCAATTGTAGACGACTTCATTGCAAGAATGTTGGCATCTACAACATCATCAATGTAGGTAAAGTCTCTTCTTTGTGTGCCCGGTGAAACAATTGTTGGCGGCATATCACTCTTATATTGACGCTTGAACAATCCAACAACTGGTGCGTATTTACCTTTAATTGGTTCTCTAGGACCATATACATTAAAATATCGCAAGACTATGCTGGGTACTCCATAAAGTTGATTATATAATTTACAAACCTGTTCACCCATCCATTTTGACATGGAATAGGGATTAAGACAGTCTGCCGGCATATTAGGAGTGAACGGAATTGAATTCTGTTTTCCGTAAAGAGAAGAGGTACCTGAATATATAAATCTTTTAATTCCGTTTAACCGTGACCATTCTAGGACTCTCTGTGTACCTACAACATTTACTTCAAAGCATTCATTAGGTGAGCCTATTGTTGGCTGAATACGACTTTTTGCAGCAAGATGAAAGACATAATCAGCGCCATCGAATATACTAGAGCAATCATCTTTTGATATATCGTTGGTGAAATATGATGCCTTATCATTGTAGTAGAATTTTTCGTTTTCAGGTGCTGAAAGATCATCAATTACACGTACTTCTTGTCCTTCATTTACTAGTCGATCAACAATATGAGATCCTATAAATCCGCACCCGCCTGTTACAATACTAACTTTCATTTTTTACTTACTGCTCCTGGAATATCATACCAGTCCAAGTTCTTTCTAACTTGTTTATTTTTTTCCCAGACACCTTTCATTACATCTGGCGATACACCTAAAGCTTCTGCCTTTTTAATCATTGCGTTCAAGTCTTTAGGAAAACACTTTCCTCCAAAACCAAAGTCACCGTCGTGACCAGGAACATCAATATGAGAATTACCAATCCGTCCATCAGTAATAAATCCTTCTAATGCTTTATCCCAATCACCATCAATTGCTTTACATATCTGAAACATTTCATTCATAAATGAAACCTTGG